TAGCTGTGGTTGAAACTTTGCTTAGTGTACCACCTGTGTTTAGACGTACGACATCACCGTAAAAAATTGATGTGCCAGAGCCTGAAGCGATGGGGATTAAGCGAGTAGAACCAGCAAATACCTGACCACCGATCAAATTGATCGGCTGAAACCCATAAGGGCCTGATACGGTAGGATAAGCCATTTAAAACTCCTAATTAGATTTAAGAACCATTACCAAAGGTCGTCGTGGACTTTCTCTCGTTAAAGAGGGGCATCCGTGGGTCGCTTTGGCGCATTAAATTATTATCTACAGCCTCGGTCTGATTTTGGGCTTGGTTTGCAAAATACGCATTCCGTTGTTGCACAAGTTCAGTTGGGGTTTTGCAGAGTAATAACCCGCCAATCTCAATATTGTCCTTAAAGCGACTATTGGGATCAGCTAACAGTTGAAATTTAGGTTGTTCTTCTAGACGTACGGGCTCCCAGCCTTCTCTCAGTTTTGCAGAAAGATTGCGGGGGTCAGCTGCGTTTAACGTAGAAACACGAATCCAACGATAAGAAAAGCCAGCCTGTTTATCAGGCTCAGGGAGTAGTTCTGGGAGCTGCCACTGTTTAGGACGCTCTGTTACTTCACGACTTTCTAATTCACGAGTAATTCTATTATTGCCAGCCATTATAGGGCCTCCAATTTCATAAGTTCACGAGCGTATTGCTCTGGGGTTAATCCTAGTTTCTTAGCAATTGCTTGCTGAGAAGTTTTAAGCTTGACCTGTTTAGAGGCCGTACTTCTAGTCGCCGGAGCTACTACCGTGCTTGGCTTAGCTTTTGGAGCAGGTTTCTGGACCTCTTCATTTGGCTCGGCCTTGTCTTCCAAAGTATCAAAATACTCAGGAAATTTCTCACGCATAGTTCTGTCTATGCGTCTAAAGTATTGGTCAGTACCCACAACTGTCTGTCCGTACTCATCCAATAATTCTTCATGTATCCCAACAGCATAGCTGGACATAGCTTTTTTAGTGCCATACCATGGATTCTGTTCCAACCAAGACTGAGTTTTTGGATCAATCTTAGGGCGTTGTTGCTCTACTTGTTGCATTTGTACATCATTTTCTTCTGCTTGTAAAGTACTAGGCCTAAAATCCTTTGCTTTCTGTACTTTATAGCCAGCGTCATTTAACTCAGTTTGCGCTGCAACAATGCGATCTGGGTCTCCAGACTCTAAAGCCTCTTTATAAGCCCGTTGAGCCACTTGGACTTGTAGGTCGGCTTGGCTTTGTACGGTCTCAATGTAGGTTTTCTCGCCTGCGGAATACTGGGCACGGAGCTTTTTATTCTCTTCCATTACCCGTTTGGCAAGCTCAACAGCCTCTTTTTGCTCTCTAAAAGCAGCTTCTTTGGCACGTCGCTCGTCGTGGTAAACCTTCTTATACTGCTTTAAACGTAAGGCTTGGGCTTTTTCATCGAGCTCATCTTCGTCGTCGGCGGCGTCAAACTTATCCACCATTTCTTTAGGAATTGGTTCTTTACCCTTGTCTTTTTCGGGGGTATCGTCTTCAATCTCTAATTCAATGTCTAGAGTGTCTTCTGGTAAATCTTTATCCTGCTCATCAGGAAATTTGTATTCTGCGTTCATTTATAGCTCCTATACAGTTTTGCGTTTAATACCACGTGGATCATCTACTGTTGCCTCAACAGAATCGTCGTTAATAATTCTGAACTCTCGTCCGTGAATCACTAAGCGGGTTCCTGCATTTGGTCGCACTAGGATGAAATCGCCTTTTTGACACCAAGGCCCGTTGGGGTATCGTTCTGGATCTTTATAGCAATCTGGACCTAAATCCACAACAAACAGCACTGTGGTTAAAAGTTCGTCGTACCTTAAAGTTTCGTCGGCTTTGAGGATTCCGCCTTCATGCTCTTTCTCTGCTTCGGGAATAGCACAAAGAATCCTATATCCAGACGGTTTAGGAAGCTGTTTACCTTTTTCTTCTTCGGTTTTATGTAGTAATGCTGATAAATCTACTGCTTGAGACAAATTCACACTGGGGTTTGAGCCAGCTAAATTATCAGTCGTCATCTGAGGACTCCAAGTTTTTTCTAAGGTCTGTTATGTATAGACGAGCGGTTAATAGACCCTGCACTTCCCCGCACATCTTTTGGTACTCGGAAAAATCTTTTGCTGCTCCGGCACCAACGGCTTCCTGTAGCCGTCCTACTTTTTCGTCTAGTTGTTTGACTACACGATCAAGATACTTTTCAATCATTTATTACCTTTCTGAGGTTTTTGTGATTTTTGCTGCTGTGACTGTCTGTTTTGATAAGACTGGTCTTTTTGGTGATCTATTTGTTGCTTTGTTTTTGCAAGCTCAACTCCTAGTCTTGCTCCTGCTTCTTCTTGCTTAGCCATGCGGTCTTCTCTGTCTTTCTGGGACTTAAGAGTAGCGTTCATACCAGCAATCTTTTCTTGTGATTCAATACGTTGCTTCTCGATTTCAAGTTGGTCTGCTTTAGCAGCTGAGTCTGAGGCAAGCTTACGGTTCTTAATATCAACTTCCATTTGCTTGATCTTAAGTTCTTGCATTTGCATCTGGATGATTGGATCTTGCGCAGCTTGTTGTGCTTGCTGAGCAGCCATTTCGGTTTTGTCTCTTTGGAGAAGCACTTGAGACGCTTGAGCGGCAAGTTGAGAGATCTGAACTTCCATATCTTCTGGAATGGCGCGTTCGTCTGCATCGTCTTCGTCTGGGTGGAACGGTAAAGTAACTCCCATTTGCTCTTCCATTTGCTTGCGGTATTCGTACGCAATGTGCTCATTAATATGGGCTTGCATTGCAGCCTGCATCGCTTGGGCATTTGGATTTTGACCTACTAGCTTCATGATTTTTGGATCTTGCATTGCCGCCTGATGGACAACAATATGAGCTTGGTGGTCTTGATACAAAAACGCTTTGACTGGTTTCATCATCAGAATGTTTTGGTTCTCTGAGATGGGGTCTTCGGGTCTTTGATCTTCTGGCAGCTTAACTAATTTATTAGCATTCTTAATTCCTAGTACATCCAACATCTGGCGATGGAGGTAAGGGAGGTTGTAGAGCTGTGGCGCTCCTTGAGCTAACTGTAATGCTGCTTGATACTGAGTAACTTTCTGTGCCATTGTTGCGGCATTTGGGTCACTTACTGGTATTACATCAACGTTGTCATAGTCGGCTTGTTTTGCGCGGCGTGGGCCTTCAACTGGCTCATAACTATACTCATCGGGGGTGTAATCACGAATAATGTCACGCAGGAGACAGAGCTCCTTCTTAAACGAGTAGTGGATGCGAGCTTGTACTGCGGACATGACTTTGAGGGTACGTTCTAAAATTGCTAGTGTTGTACCTACGGGAGCTTGAGCGCTCATGTCGCTTATGTTCAGATCTGCTGCTGAAGCAAAACGACGACCTTCTTCAATAATTTTATCTAAGAGACCTGCGAGAACCATTGAGGGTTCTTTGTAAGGCAAGGGAACGATATTGTCCCTGATCGACCCGGACGGCACATCAACATCCCTAAATTCGCCGGGGGCAATCGGGGTATCATCTCCTTTAACTCGCAATCCACGGGTCTTAAAGCCACCTGGCAAGTTCGAGAGGGACCCTGCATCAACCAACTGACGGAGGATGGAAGTTCCTGATTTAGCAAACGCACCGATAAGATGAATAAGACCAAAACAGTAGAAGCCAAAGCCGGGAATATAGCCGTAGTGCACAAAATGATTGCGTTTCTTTTTATTATCATCTTCAGGTCTCCAGTTACGACGGATAGCCAAGACTTGCTGACTAGATTTCTCAATAGTCACTATATATGGCAGGGCAACGCCCGTAGGCTCGCCGTCTTCGTCTGTGTCCTCGTATCCTTCTAAATCGAGATCCACTTGTACTTCAAGGATTTTGTAACGATCATCCGTAGTGGCTCTGAAGCCCATTTTCTCGGCGATCTTCTTTTCTACTTCATCAAAACTATCAACAGGCTCACCAAGGTCTACATCTAACCAAAAGCCTGCTACTTGTAATTTGCGAACTTCGTTCTCGGTCTTGCGCATGACGTGCGCTACGCGAGGGGCTTGTTCTAAACTAGATGCACCGTAAGGAACAATTAAGTCCTCTGCTGGTACAAACATACTAACTTGACGTGCTAAGGTTGGGTCATAGTAAACCTTCTTAAACGCATTACCTGATAAACCCAAGCCCCATAACATTCTCTCTGTCTCAGGGCGGAACTCATCCATCTTCTCTGTAAGCTGGTAGTTCATGTCATCTGCAACCCGCTCGGCAGATTGTTTTTTCTCAGGTGTTTCTTTTCCTATTACTTGAGTCTTAACAGGACCTTGAGCAGGGAAGATCTCCATGATGGTCTCTGCTTGGAACTTAACTAGGGTTTCAGATAACAAAGGATGATATACACCACAGGCACCGGGCCATGGTTCCATACGTTCTTCAATCTTCATACCCAAAAGTTGCAAACCATCTACATAAGTCTGCATCCAATCTTTTCTAGCGGACA